CCGCGAGTTCCACCAACACCATCCCCCTAGTGGTTGACGACTTCACGGGCACCAACATCATCGCTGAGTTTGTGAACGCGGTAAATGGCCGAAGCGTCATCATCAGTTCCAACGCCGACATTACGATTGGGGCAGGCATCTACTCAGGCGACGGCAGCGGGTTGACTAATCTGCCTTCGGGTGGGGGTGGCACGGGAATTTCAACCAACGGCGGCAGCGGTCACAACAACAATCTCACCAACATATTCACCGTTGACCAGACAAACCAAAACTCGCTTACGCTTCTTGACCCAAACGGATTAAACGGAATACGAATTACCAATGCGGCGGGGGCGATTTACTTTACCACGCCAGCAGGAATAATCTGCCAAATTGCAGCGGCGGGTCAGGCAATCACATTCCTGAACGCCAACAACCTTTCCAGCGGCAACGTCCCTGTTGCTGTAGCCACCAGCGGCAGCGTGATTCAATGCCTCGTCTCCAACTACACTTCGACCTTCTCAGGCACAAACATAGCCCCCACTTGGAGCAATATCGTGACGATTGCCTTCACTCCAAAGAGCGCATCTTCCAGAGTAGTGATTGAAGGAAACGGCATGATTGGAACCGCTAACGCCTTCGCCTTGTTTATGAGGCTTGCCAAAAACCGTGCGGCACTAACGGTAGGGGACGCTGCTGGCAGCAGGATTCAATGCGACTGGTTTGGGCAGTCCTTGGGAGCGGGGTTCTGTGCCACCCCTGCTGCATTTGTTATCGAGTCACCGGGGGCGACGACCACAGTTGAGTATTCAATGCAGTTCGCCACTGAGAACACCGGGACGTACTTTCCGAACCGGAATGTCACCGATACCAGCGCCGTTAACTTTGGGCGTGGAGTGTGCAGCCTTCGGATAACCGAATACGCGCCATGACCACCTCCACCGAACAGGGCTTCAAGGCTTTATGGAAAAAACCAAAAACAAAATGAACTGGAATACGTTATTCATCACCCTGAACATCGGGGTAGTTGGGTTTTTCGGCCATAAGCTGGTTGATAAAGTGGAAACCACGCATGACGCTGTTATCGCTCAGAACGTCCAGATTGCCGACATTCGCAGCCGTCAGACGGCAACCGATGCCGATGTTGCAGCCATAAAAATAAGTGTAGCCTCGCTGACGCTTGAGGTTGCCAGATGGAAGGACAAACACCAATGAAAGATAATTGGCCATACATCATCGTTGGAGTCATCATCGTGATTGCCTTCGCCTACTGGTATCGGTGCATCCTGAAGGACGACGGAGGCGGCGGTGACGACAACAAGCCAAAGTTTCCCCCAACAAATTCACCTGAATGAACCCGATCATTGCCAAACTCCTCGCCAACAAACACGCCAGTTGGTCAGTGGGCGCTTACGTCAGCCTTGAAGCCATCAACCGGATTATCAACCTCTGGTTTCCCCGCTACGCGATGCTGTACAACACCGATGAGGTGGTGCGGATTGTGTCCAAAGCCATCGTTGCTTACGCCATCGTGATGACGGCTCCTGAGAAGCCGACGACGCCACCAGAACCGCCGTTGACTCCCAAGCCGTAAAGAGCCACTGTCAGAGCGTGGTCAGAAAGCCGAAGCGACAGAAATGTGTTGAAGTGATACTCTTGGAGCGTCTGGTTGAACTGACCGAAGAACTGGTAATAATCGAAACTAAAATTATGGCTACTCAAAAAGACCAAATCGTTGTCGCGCAGGCCCAGCTTGCTGCCGTCCAATCCATCGGTGTGCAGATTGACACTCTCCTCGCCAGCGGCGGGGGTGACACCGCAGACCCCGGCCTCGTCACCGCCATGCAGGCAACCAGCGACGGCATTGCCGCCGTTGCCTCGAAGCTGCCGCCACCGACTCCCGCGCCAACAGTATGAAGCGCACCATCATTGCCGCACTCGCCAGCCTTGTGCTGTGCGGGTGCAGTTCCACCAACATCACCAAGCTGGTTGCCGCTGCGGCCAAAGACCCCGCCACCATCATCATCAAGGTCACGACCATTTATGGGAACGTGAGCTATACCAGAATCGGGGTGATGACGAACGAGACGGCACAGGTTACGGGAGACGGAACTGTAACGATCAAAACCACCGGACAATGACTTAGCGCGACCCCCATCCCTCGCGCTCCTGCCAGAGCCGCACCGTTATTAGTCTTTCGGTGCGGCTCTCCTTTTTACGTGTAGGTCAACTGACCGGACTTCCAATAGTTCTTCTCCTTCTCCCGCATCTCCCGTTTCCAAGTGTGGTCCTGCTCCTGATACTCCTTAGCGGCCAGCCGCTCGATCATAAAGCCGCGCTGCCTTGCCCCTTCCAGAGAGATAACCAGCGAGTCGAAGCAGTCAGGGCTCTGGCCCGTCTTGGCCTTCATCTCATGCTTTGGCTCAACCTGAATCTTGTTGCCGGATACTTTCTGGAACTCCCGCTTGCAGCCTTCGAGCATCACTGTTTCGGTCAGCCCTCTGAACTGGCCAGCGTCAATGCACATGCGAACGCTGTACCACATCTCCGTGACAAAGTTGAAGTAGTAGTCCCGGCAGGACACATCAATATCGGTGCTGACCTTCCGTTCAGAAGGCTTGCCGTCGAAGTCCACGGGTCTGACTTGCGGCGACCAGAGACGGGCGAAGGCGGCAACGAGACTGGCTTTCATGCCCGCATCGAAGAAGAAGTTTTCGGGAGCGATGTTGTATTGCTGGCACTCCCGCATGACGAACTTGACGATTTGATCCTCTGCTTCCTCCACCGACAGCACCGCGCCCTTTATCTCCCCGGCTGTCAGCGGGATGACCTTCTGTTCGAGCATGGCGAAGATGTTCCGGCGCTTGGCGTTGTTTCCCGGCAGCGACCCCACGTTGAGCGTGCCATCGGCATCAATCGCTCCACCGCTGCCCTCTGCGCCAAAGCAGCAGCGGGTGAACACGCACCTGTCACCGCCGACGGCGCGAAAGGCTGAGTCCAGAGAGGCTATGCGAATGACGTTGGTATCGTGCCAATGCGGCTCGTCCATCGCCCCACCACGCAGGCAAAGCTGGCGGGTAATGACGCGGCGGCTCCCCTGACCCCGAGGCATCCGGCCTTCGTCGAACATGGTGTAGTGCCAGTCGTCAGTCCCCCACTGTTTGGCATCACGGTCAAGCTGCGCCTGACTGATGAGGAAGGGGAACTCGTCCTTCGGCTCGTCATTGTTGGGGGTGTCAGAGCCTGGGAACTGAATCGCGCAGCCCCGGTTGAACTTCGTCTCCCAGACCTTTGTGCCGGGGGTTTGGTCAATGCCGCTGTCCCAACCTCCGAGGAAGGCGGCAGGCTCGCAGAGCAGGCCAAGGCTGTCCGTCGTCTCCTTGGGGTTGCCCATGCCGGTAGCTTTGAAGTCCGAGGAGCCGCTGTCCAGATTGCTGGTGGCATCAATGAAGGCTTGGGGAAGGAACTGGATTTCGTCACCGAGCAGGCGCATACGGGCGTTCTTGCGCCCCACGAAGTCAGCGATGCCGACGTACTGGTTGCCTTTCTTGCAGGGAACCCCCACAAACCCATTCCTGAAGTCGCGCCCTTCAGTGGACTCGTCTGAGTCATCGGTGATGATTCTCATGCGGCCCTCGATCAGATGGCCGGGGAGCCAAGGGCAACGGCGCTGCGCTTCCTTGTGGCGCTTCTTTATCTCACCCCAGATGCGATCCTCCAACGCTTCCTTGGTCGTGGAGCAGACCAGCACCGTCGTCTTGTGGGGAAAGGCGTAATAGTCAATGAGGTGCAGCAGGGCGGCGGTGGCCGTCTTGCCTGAGTTCTTGGGACCGAGGACGCCGATATACTTGTGGTCAACCCATTGCTCCGCGAAGAACTTGAGCCAGCGGTTGAGCTTCACATCCGGCCAAGCAATCTCAATCGCCTTGAGGTAATGGAACAGGAGCCCCATGCCGCACTTCTCATCCCGGTTGTTCTCCCATTGCCCGCCCCTGATGATGCACTCCAATTCGCGGTTGACGGCGGGGGTGACGACGTTCCAGCGGACGTTGTAATGGACTACGTGGGTGACTGCCTTCTGGTACTTGGCCATAATGTTTGCGCTTGAGCAGATTCGCGGGGGGACTACCTTCCGTCAAGACAGATGCCATCAAGCGACTTCATCCTGAGCGACGGCACAATGGACTTCAGCGGGGGCGTTGACTCCGTTAAGGTGCCAACAGTTCAGAGCAACAACAACCCCAACGGGCTTGGCCGCAACCAACTGGCTTGGCTGTCCAATGCGACGGTGCGGGACGGCGGCATCAACCAGAGGACGGGCTGGCAACCATTGGGCACCATCTTCGACTCCACTGGATTCTATCAGGGCGGCTTCATGTACGAGCCGATTGACGACACCGACCCGTATCTGGTGTGTTCGATCAACGGCCACATCTACGCCGTCCAGATGGGCGGCGGCTTCCTTGTGACCGAGATTCACATCGCTGGACCGTTCACGGCGAAGAACCCGCAGTTCAACCCCGCTGGCCAGTTGCGGGCTTTCTTCTGTCAGGCCGAGCAGTTCTTGGTTATCCAATGCGGTGACAACGTGACCCTGCCACTGTTCTGGGACGGGAACACCCTGCGGCGTTCCAAAGGCATCACCAACACCGCCGTTGCCCCCGGCACTCCCGGCGTGAACGAGATACCCGCTGGCGGGCCGATGGACTACTACCAGCTTCGATTCTGGTACGCTCAGGGCAGGACGTATTCAGCCGGGGACGTTGTGGGTGGAACCTCTGGCACCGCCGCCTACAAGTTCAAGGACTCCATCTTGAACGTGACGGAGAACCCTCTGGTTGTCGGTGGTGACGGCTTCGCGGTGCCGTCTCAGGCCGGAAACATTCGGGCGCTGTTCCACAACGCGAACATGGACGCCACACTTGGTCAGGGGAACCTCTACATCGGGACGCGCAAGGCCATCTATTCGCTCGCTGTGCCCGTCAGCCGCACAGACTGGATTGCCGCTGGCAACAACAACCAGCCCGTACAGAAGGTCGTCCAGATCAACAACGGGACGGTCAATGACCGGAGCGTAGCCAAGGTGAACGGGGATGCCTTCTACCAGTCGCTGGCTCCAGACATTCGGAGCCTGAACACCGCCGTCAAGAATTTCGGTGTCTGGGGCAACATCGCGCTGTCCAACAACGAGCAACGGATTCTGGTGTTCAATGACCGTTCCCTGCTCAAATGGGCGAGCGGCATCTACTTCGACAACCGTTTGCTTCAAACCGCGCTGCCGTTGCAGACCCCGCAAGGCGTCGTTCATCAGGCTCTCATCCCGCTGGACTTCGTTCCCATGAGCCAGTTCAACGCTACGGAGGTGCCGAATTGGGAGGGGCAGTATCAGGGGTTGCAGTTCTTCCAGCTTTACACCGGGGACTTCGGCGGCAGGGAAAGGGGCTTGTCGGTGGTACGATCGGAGAAAGACGCCAGCATCCAGCTTTGGGAACTGACCACCGACCAGAGGTTCGAGAACGGGGACAATCGCGTTGTCTGGTATGCGGAGTTCCCGGCCTTCACAGCGGGCGACGAGACGCAGCTAAAGAAGCTCGTCAGCGGGGAACTCTGGATTGACAAGCTGTTCGGTGAGGTCGTGTTCATCATGGAGTACCGGCCTGACGGCGATACCTGCTACCGCCCTTGGCACGCTTGGAAGCTTTGCACCGGCAGGAACTCCTGCGAGGACGTTAATAACCCCGTCTGCTATCCGCTGACCCCGGCGCGGGAAAGCTTCAAGCAGATGGTCAGCCTGCCCGAGCCGCAGAACGTGTGTCAGACCGTCAGCAAACGCCCAACCAATGTTGGCTACCAGTTCCAATGCCGCCTGACCATTCGCGGGTGGTGCAGGGTGCGGGCGTTGATTCTCTACATGCAGAAGATGGAGCGTCAGCTTTACTTCGACGTTCCGTGTGCTGAACCCGTATGAAAGTAAATTGCCCAAGCATCGTATTCTGCCCGCCGTCAGCGGGGCCGACAGGCGTTGACTTCCCCATCAGCAATTACAGCAGCGAGGAGCCCGACGGTGAAATCTTCATCGGCTTCTCGACTGGCTGGGGCCACAACAATCCCGCCCTTGGCACTCCCTTCGTCAATCCCAATGCCTTTGTTTTCTGCCTGAGCAACCAGAGCGAGGAAGAAGCGCAGCGATGCGCCCGCAACAACTGGGTGGATCAGATGGTCAACGATACCATCGTCAACACCGTGGACGGCACAGGTGGCATCCTTGCCGACGGCGGTGGGGCTGTCCTCAACGGCGGTACGCGGCAACAAGTCTTTCAGAGCAACTTCGAGCAATGCGCTTATACGTGTCCTGACGGGACTCAGTTTGTCTGGAACGTCAACGGCGGTTACGTCCATGCCAGCAGTCAGGCGCAGGCCGATTCAATCGCCAACAGCCTTGCCTGCCGACTGGCGACGGCGCACAAGATTTGCCTGAGCGCATTGGACAACAGGGTGGGGTGCCGCGACTCCGATTACTTTGGCACCATCAAAGCCTCCACCGGGACGCTGGCGACTCTGCCGCTCACTTGGACGATTCAATCAGGGAGCCTTCCCCCGGGGTTGAGCTTGGACACCGACTTTGGCGGCGACCCGACGGCAAGCCAAACGGTGGGCATCATCGGCCACATATCGGCGGGAGCCTCTGGCGACTACACCTTCCTGCTTCGGGCCACCGACACAGGAGGGAACATCATGCAGAAGTCCTACACGCTCTCCGTATTGGGGATCACCAACACACCGACGGATGCAACGCAGAATGTTCCTTACTCCTTCCAGTTTGCCGTGGCGGGAGGGACTGCACCTTGCACCTTTG